GCTAGATACATCACTTANACTTACACATAGTGGATACGATCACACATCCAGGCTTTACGAGATGTACTACGATCTAACACTTTCCAGCACACCTCCAGTGTGATAAATTTGATTAGATCTCTATTAATCTGAAGGAGTTAATTATGTGCATTCATAAAACGGTAACAGTTATTATATTAGCTGCAGTTATGGCCGCCGGCTGTTCAACGGCCGGCGATTACTATAAATCAGTTGATTCATCTAATGCTAGAAATGTAGAGATGATTCGAGCGCAAGCAGTTGCTGACGTTGCGCGCTATAACGCTCTAGCTCAAATCGCAGCCAGTGGTGACGCGACAGCCAAAGTCGCCGCAACTATGGCACTTGCGCTTGGTCAGAATAGTCGACCAACTCAGGCCGCTGTCGCTCAGCCAATGCAAAATGAAGCACTTCAGTGGGCGTCGATTCTCGTTCCAGGTGTAACACAGGGGATGTCAATTTATTATGGCGCTCAACAGAACATGAATGCTAGTAACAATGCAACAGCTCTTGGCATGAACACCAATGCAACATTTGGTCAGTTCGCAACAGAGATAAACAATCCAGTCGTTGTTCATGCACCAGCACCTGAGATTGTTCATGCACCAGCACCTGAGATTGTTCATGCACCAGCGCCCGAAGTTGTGGTTGTTCAACCGGAAGTTGTTCGTCCTGAGGTTGTTCATCCCGAGGTTATTACGACTCAATAACATTCTTTAATTATGAATTAACCCATCATAATCACTGACCATAAATAATTGGTCAGTGATTATTACGCGTTTATAATGAATCTATCAACAATCAATGAAAGTGTTCATATGGAATTCGCTCAACAAGTACTACAATTCATAACATCGGGCGGATCTGCTGCGATGATAGCGCTACAATTTGCAGCTATCGTTGCATTGATATGGGATCGAAAAAATGTCACAAAGACTCTTGATGATACAATTCAGCGCGTATATGATGCCAAGGATTCAGAAGTAAAATCGATAAGCGAAATTATCGAAAAGTATCATCAGGGTAATCTCAATCTCGTTCAGGCGTTAAATGAAATCAAGATTGTTCTTAACGCAATACAGAATTCAAGAAAGTGATGTAGAGGCCCGCTGTGAAATTTCTCAAATCATTCTTCTCAAACCCAAAACTTCCAACATCTCTAACAAACATTGATTTTGAGTTAGAAAAGTCGCGCTTAGAAGGATCACTCGATCTATTGAGACAGTCGACGAATGAAGTTTCTCTCGCAGCCATCAATACAGCCTTTGCGCTTGAAGGTCAGCTAAAAGACGTTGAACGCAGATTCTATTCGACAATAGACACGATCGACGATCTTGTTATTATCAAGGACGCCGAAGGTCGTTGGAGAACAGTTAATCGTGTTGGCCAAGAACTATTCGGCTGGTGTCATGGTGAGTATTACATGAAAACCAATGAAGAATTGGCAGAGTTATATCCACAGTTCAATGATACACTATTGAATTGCATCAACTCTGATCGATTGGCATGGGATCTAAGACGATCTAGTCGAGGCGAAGAGTATATCCCATATGGTGATAGCTGTCGAACTATAGATATAATCAAGACACCAGCTTTCAATCTTGATGGATCACGCAAAGAGCTAATCATTGTCGGTCGTGATATGACAGAAATCCTCGAAAAACACCGACGCAATAAGGCATGTTTTCATGCTCTGAATTCTGCGAGTGAAGATATTGTTATCATTGACTCAAAAGCAAGAATTGTTTTTAGCAATGATGAATTCAATAGAAGATTTGGTATCGATGATTATACGAAAGTTATAAGCATGAGAATGATTGACATTCTACCATGGCTTGCTAAGTATGATGATCTATGGCAGCACGCAAGAGGCAACAACTCGATAAAGATAGCAACGGAAGAAGCCGGTGATATTCTAGTCATGCCGATGATGAATGGTCAACCAAAACCAATTTACTTTATCTGTACGTTTAAGAAATGAAAGCACGAGAGGATACGAATGGCCAAAGTGAATAATCTTTATATCGATCAGGGATCCGATTACACAACAATCGTCGTGGTCGAATCAGACACCGAGCTTCCATTCGATTTGACCGATTACACCGCCACATCACAGATGCGAAAGTCATTTGGTTCTTCATACTCTCACGACTTTACTTGCACAATCGTTGACGCTTTATCTGGCGAAATTCATCTATCACTATTGGGTGACGATAGTTCAACTATTAGACCCGGTCGCTGGTTATACGATGTCGAGATTCTGCATACGGTCACTGGTGAAAAAAGACGCGTATGTGAAGGTCAGGTGATCATCACTCCAGAAATAACAAAGACTTAATACTAACGAGAATCATAATGACAAGAGACGAATTTAAAGAATATGTTCTTCGGGATCTTGGTGCACCGGTTGTCGAGATCAACATCGATGAACAACAGATCGATGATCGAATCGATGAAGCTCTAGAATACTTTCGGCTATACCATTATGACGGCATCGAGGAGATGTATCTCAAACATCAATTGACTGCAACAGTAATCACATTGGATGTGCCGGTCGCGGATCAGTTCACGGTTATGACCAAGATCGTTGGTCAGACGTCGGGTGCGACGGCGATTGCATTAAGCTCTCAAATATTGATTTCTAGTGGCACTACACTGTACGTCAGAGATATTGACGGCGACTTTGTAGTTGGCGAAAACGATTAGTCATAGCAAGATAACCCGACAGTGGTATCAGCCAATATTGTTACAGTTGCTCTAGGTGACTTTGATAATAAGTTTATCGATCTTCCAGATCACGTGTATGGTGTGATCAAAGTGCTCCCATTTTCATCCACTGGAACATCACAATCAATGTTCGATGTTCAGTATCAATTGAGATTGCATGATCTATATGATCTGACTTCAACCAGTCTCATCTACTACAAGATGACGATGAATCATCTTTCATTGCTCGACTTTGAACTTAACCGTAAGCCATCTATAAGATTCAATCGCCTATCGGGTCGACTTTACCCTCAGATAAACTGGGCGACTGATTCAAAACCAGGTGACTATATGCTGATCAAGTGTTATCGCGCAATTGATCCAGCGGATTTTGAGACGGTTTGGAATGATCCATGGCTCAAGCGGTATGCGGCAGCACTAGTCAAGAAGAATTGGGCAACTAACATTAAGAAGTATTCTGGTGTTGCGCTACCCGGCGGCGTGATGCTGAATGGTCAGGGGCTTTATGATGAAGCAATCGGTGAGATTCGAGAACTTCAAGACGAGATTCTGAACAAAGCAAGTCCACTAGATTTCTTCATTGGATAACTTATGGCAATCAATCCATACTTCCAATTTGGCGCTCGCAACGAACAGAACGTTGTCGAGGATCTTATCATCGAATGTCTATCAATTTATGGGCAGGAGATGTATTATGTTCCACGAACATTGATTTCCAAGGACGAGATTCTTGGTGAAGATCGACTGAGTAAGTTTAAGAACGCATATCAGATTGAGATGTATTTAGAAAACGTGAACGGCTTTGAAGGCAATGGCGCCTTCATGTCAAAGTTTGGTCTGATGATGGAACAGACTGCGACACTGGTAGTTGCCCGGCGCAGATGGGATCAACTTATTGGGCGTCATGGCCAGACAGTTCTCCCGAATCGTCCCGCAGAAGGCGATCTGATTTATTTTCCTCTGACTAATGGTCTATTTGAGATTAAGTTCGTTCAGCACCAGAACCCCTTCTATCAGATCGGAAAGCTATATACATATAAGCTTGAAGTTGAACTATTCCAATATGCATCTGAGAGACTAGAAACTGGTCTATCCGATATTGACGTATTTGAATCTCTCAAGACATTCGATATTGACACGGATGTCACACAGTTCGGTGTCATTGATTCGATCACCATGACCACATTAGGACAGGACTACACGAATGCAACAGTCGCAATTCAATCAACTACTGGACAGGGTGCTTCAGCCATAGCGACAATCGTCAATGGTCAAATTGTCGACATTCAAGTTACTAATCAAGGATCTGGTTATCGTGACGCCACTGTGATAATCACCGGTGATGGAATTGGCGCAACAGCTGACGCGATTCTGATCAATGATGTTGATCGCGTCGAATCATATGGCGATAACAATTCATTCAAACGCGAAGCCGAATCAATCATCTTTGATTCAAATAACCCATTCGGAGAAGTCGATCCAGACTAAGACACTATGTTAAACAACAGTATCTTTTATCATGGCTTGATACGTAAGTTAGTCGTTTCATTCGGCCATCTATTCTCTGACATCTATATTGAACGTCGAGAGGGCGATTCGGTGAATGGTCCAGTAGGTCAGACACTACAGATCCCAGTCAGCTATTCAAATAAAGAGAAGTGGATTGTCAGAATTGACTCAGATCCAAAGCTGACGAATCATACGTACACAACTCTCCCAAGATTAGCATTTGAGATCGTTGGCTACAACTATGATCCAACGCGAAAACTAAGCAAGGTTAACAAGATCGTTTGTCATGGCCCAGATGGAACAACGAGCACACAGAGCCCAGTTCCATATAATGTGATCATCAATCTATACATTCTGACAAAGACTCAAGAAGATGCTCTACAGATACTAGAACAGATTCTGCCATCGTTTGTTCCAGAGTATGTTGTAACAATCAATGCGATTCCTGAGATGAATATCATTCAAGATATTCCAATTATTCTTGAATCGGTTTCGGTTGAGGATGAGTACGAAGGCAACTTTGAGAAAAGGCGGTTTGTAACACATACGCTCACTTTCACAGCAAAGATGAATCTATTTGGACCAATCTTGACTGGTAAATCAATCTATCATACCGAAGTTGATCTTGAAGATTTCAATGGTGTGAAGTTGGCTAGACATGAAGCTGATGGCGATCCACTGACCGGTGAAATTACTGATGTTTGGATTGATCTAGTTCAGAAGTGAATCTAGAGACAACAAGAGGGCTTCTAGTGCCCTCAATCATATGTCTAATGGTAACCTATTGCTGGATGCTATAAGTGCTCTAGAGCGCTTTCTTGGGATTTGTGTACTAGATTGATTCTGAATCTTTCTAGGTATTGTCCAGTCTTGATTATTCTTGATTCTATACTGGAGCAGCGCTAGAGCGCTGGGGTGCGAAGCACCCATTCTCTAGATTGGATTCTAGAAAGTATCTAGAATAGTATCTAGAATCTTTTAAGATATTATCCTGAAGAACCATTATAACAATGGCTGTTATAATCAAAAGATCAAATATGCGGTCTAGTATGGAAAAGAATTGTAACTGACTGGTTACAATTTAGAAATTAATAGAAAATTGATAAGATAAAATGACATCAAATAATCTTTTAGTCTATAACAACAACAAGAACCTTAAGGCTGCAGGTGTAAAACTTGAATTTACAGAAGACCAAGTCGCCGAATACCTAAAGTGTGCAGAAGATCCATTATACTTCATTGAGAACTATGCCAAGGTTGTCTCACTTGATAAGGGTATCATACCATTTGTACCATTTTCATATCAAAGAAGATTGGTTAAAGCTATTCACGAGAATCGCAATACGATAGGGCTTCTTGGTAGACAAATGGGAAAATCTGCAATTGTTGCTGCATATTTTGCGTGGTATATGCTTTTCAATGAACACAAGACTGGCGCGATATTAGCAAATAAACAAGCAGTTGCTGTAGAAATTTTCAATCGAGTTCAATTCATTATTGAAAATGTGCCAAAGTGGCTACAACAGGGTGTCGTTGAATGGAATAAAACTTCATTCATACTTGAGAATGGATGTAGATGCTTTGCTGCAGCATCATCGCCGAGCGCCGTGCGTGGATTTTCCGTCTCGATGCTATTTTGCGACGAGTTCGCGTTCCTTGGTCCAAACTTAGCAGATGATTTCATTGCATCAGTCTTCCCAACACTATCATCATCTGAGACTTCTAAGCTAATTATCGTTTCAACTCCAAATGGTCTAAATCATTATCATAAACTGTGGGTTGAGGCGGAGCAAGGTTTGAATGATTTTGCGCCAGTTAAAGGTCACTGGTCAGAGCATCCAAGAAGAACTCAAGAGTGGGCCGACTCACAATTGCAAAAGCTTGGTCCAGTTAGATTCGCTCAAGAAATCTCATGTGAATTTCAGGGATCGTCATACACATTGGTTGATGGCGCTAAACTGGCGAGTCTCTCAAATAACAAACNCCAATTCACAGCACCGTATTGTTTTGAGGTATTTCATGCCCCAGAACAAGGGCATCAATATGCGATCACTGTCGACGTATCTCGAGGTCGGCATCTTGATTACTCGGCGTTCTCTGTTATCGATGTTACGACAATGACCATATGAAGTTGTTGCAACATTCAAAGACAATACGATCTCGACGCTAGAATATCCACACCTGATTTTTAATACAGCTCGACAATATAACAATGCGTTCATTCTAATCGAGATCAATGATCTTGGTGAAGAGGTCGCTAACACAATCTGGTATGAGTATGAGTATGAGAACTTATACTTCACTGATAAAAACGAGTTGCAAGAATCGGCCGGACCGCGCGGATATCCCGGAATTCGAACAACGGCGAAAGTAAAGTCTCTTGGCTGTTCTGTGCTGAAAGAATTGATTGAAAAGGATCAGTTGATAGTCAATTCTCATAAGATCATTGAAGAGCTTGGTGTTTTCGTTCTTAAGAAAAAATCATATGGCGCAGATGATACTAGCATCAATGACGATCTATGCGCTACGTTGTGGTTATTTGCATGGTTAACAAAGCAAGATATCTTTCAACAGAATACTGATCATAATCTTAGACAAGTTCTAGCGCAACAGAAGAGTAATTACATCGATTCGACAATGACACCATATGGTTTCTATGATAATGGGATAAATAACAGTTTGACTCAACGCGCAGAAGACAATCGTAAATTGCCTGATAAATCTGATCCATATTTCTTAACGGATGATCAAATTGAGCTCCTGCGATGGTGAAAGCGCCCCAGTAATAAATAAATCTATGTCGGGAATTCAATTTGACATAAGAATTCACTTTAATTTATAAGGAACAATGAACATGGCATTTACTCTTTCACCTGGTGTGAGTATTGTTGAGACGGACCTAACGACCGTTGTGCCAGCTGTATCAACTTCAGCTGGCGCAGTTGTAGCACCCTTTGCATGGGGTCCTGTACTTGAACCAACTTTGATCACATCTGAAAATGAACTAGTCTCTCGTTTCGGCAAACCATATGACGGTAATGCCGCTGCATGGCTCAATGCTGCAAACTTTCTAGCGTATTCTAATCGGCTTCAGACTGTTCGCGCAGAGACGGCTGGTGCACTTAACGCCGTTGAGACTCCTGATGTTGGGGGCAACACAATCGTAATCAATAACACTCAACACTATCTTGATACATACGCCGATGGCAGTAACGCAGTTGGTCTATTTGCTGCAAAGTATCCAGGCAAGATGGGTAACTCTATCGGTGTGTTCATGGCTGACGCCGCAACTTTCACCGGCTGGACCGTGACACTTAATACCGGTGAGACCAATGAGGTTACTCTAGATCTAGCTTCATTATTTGATTCGGCGCCCGATACATCCTCTTACGTCTCAAATGTCGGAGGTTCGAACGATGAGCTTCATATCGCCGTCATTGATACACTTGGGATTTGGTCGGGTGTTGCTGGCACTGTTCTAGAAAAGTATGCATACGTTTCAAAGGCATCCGATGCTCGTAAGTCAGATGGTTCAACGAACTTCTATAAGGATGTTCTGAACAATCAATCAAAATATGTTTGGTGGATGGATTATCCAGCGACAATGACGAACTGGGGCTCTAGTGCCGAAGCAACTGCATTCATATCTCTCGTTACCGCAACTGAAAGTGTACTAACTGGTGGTGCTGATGATTTTGCTGCAGATGAAGGTGACTATCAGACTGGTTTTGCTCTATTCCAGAATGCTGAAGAATATGACATTTCATTGATTCCGGTTGGACCAGTTTCAGCATCAGTCGCCAAATGGGTTATTGACAACGTTGCAGAAACTCGTCGAGACTGTGTTGTATTCGTTTCACCTCGCGATACTGCGACGGATGATATCATCATGGGTGCTAATGCGACAGAACGTATCATTGAATTCCGTACAAACGTTGCATTCAATGCAAATTCGTCATTTGCTGTGATGGACACTGGTTATAAGTATCAGTACGATCGCTATAACGATAAGTATCGTTGGGTTCCTCTGAACGGCGACATTGCTGGTCTATGCGCTCGTACCGACTTCACTAACGACACATGGTATTCGCCAGGCGGTCTAAATCGCGGTCAGATTAAGAACGTCGTCAAGCTTGCATTCAATCCAAATCAGGCTCAGCGCGATGAACTCTATAAGGCTGGCGTAAACTCAGTCGTTTCACTACGCGGTCAGGGTGTCGTTCTATTTGGCGATAAGACTCTACTCGCCAGGCCAAGTGCATTTGATCGAATCAACGTTCGTCGACTATTCATTGCGCTCGAAAAGGCTATCGCTGCGGCTGCGCAGTATCAGCTCTTCGAGTTCAACGATGACTTCACTCGCGCTCAGTTCCGTGCGATTGTTGAACCATTCCTCCGCGATGTTCAGGGACGAAAGGGTATTGTCGACTTCCGAGTAATCTGTGATAAGTCGAATAACACCAACGAAGTAATTGAACAACATCGATTTGTTGCATCAATTTACATCCGTCCAAATCGTTCAATCAACTTTATCGAACTATCATTTGTCGCTGTTCGTGGTGGCATTTCGTTCGACGAAATTGGTGGATAAATAATCTAAATGTTGAGTGGAGAATTGTTGATTTCTCCACTCAACCAATAAATCGAAAAAAGTTCGATTATCAGGAGATTTTAAAGAATGACAACAATTAGCGCATTTAAGTCAAATTTGACTCAGGGTGGCGCTCGCCCGAATCAGTTTAGAGTTAAACTCACGTTTCCTGCATTCGTGGGTGCACTTGGAACTATTGCAGCACAATCTTGTGAATTTTTATGCAGATCATCGCTGCTCCCGCCTTCTAACATCGACGACATCACGACGTACTATCGTGGTCGACCTGTCCATTTGGCCGGTGAGCGCACATTTCAACCTTGGACAATTACTGTCTATAATGAAGCCGATTTCTCAGTCCGTAATGCATTTGAGATCTGGTCGAATGGTATCGTAAACTATGGTGCAACAAATGGTATTGTTCAGCCCCTCGTTTATCAGACAGACATGAGCGTATATCAACTTGATCGAAATGATCAAGTCATTAAGGAGTATCGATTCTTTGATGCGTATCCAGTTAACGTTGGCGCGATCGGTCTAGATTTCGAAGACAATGCACGTATCGAACAGTTTGATGTAACGTTCGTTTACAACTACTTCAATGCGAGTGATGTTTAACGCCTAGCATCAACATAGGAAATTGTAATGGCCTCTATCTTTGGGTTTCAGATCACAAAAAAGAAACAACAGCAAGTCGTTGCTAGCGTCGTCAGTCCATCATCGGATGACGGCTCGGCGCTCGTTAGTTCGGCTTCTGGTTATTATGGACTAGTCATTGACTTAGAAGGGGTCATTAAAAATGAATACGAACTCATCAGGCGGTATCGCGATTGCGCAATGTATTCAGATTGCGATATTGCCATTGATGAAATCGTAAATGAAGCTATTGTTGCGGATCCAACAAAGCCTGCAGTATCACTCGTCTTAAACAGTTTAAACGGACTGTCGAAGGCGCTTAAAGATAGGATCTCAGAAGAATTTAACGAGATTCTTAAACTATATAAGTTTGATGATCGTGGGCATGATTTATTTCGTCAGTGGTATGTTGATGGTCGAATCTATTTCCACGTCGTGCTGAATGAAAAGAATATCAAGAACGGTATTGTCGAACTTCGTTATATTGATCCACGAAAGATCAAGCGAATCAAGAACGTCGAAAAGAAAAAGAATGAGCAGGGCATTGAAATTACAACTGTCGTAGAAGAATACTATCTCTATAACGATAAGGGCATTGGGCAAGACACGACTCAGGGTATTAAGCTTTCACTCGATTCAGTTATCTGCTGTACATCTGGTCTAGTTGACTCTAACACCAACGTTGTTCTGAGTTATCTGCACACAGCAATCAAGCCCGTCAATCAGTTAAAGATGATGGAAGACGCTGTTGTCATTTATCGAATTACTCGAGCACCCGAGCGTCGAATTTTCTATATCGATGTTGGCAATCTGCCAAAACTGAAAGCCGAACAATATGTAACTGAGCTAATGAATAAGTTCAGAAACAAGATGGTCTACAATCACAGCACCGGCGAGATGATGGATCAGCGACATCATCTTAGTATGCAAGAAGATTTATTCATGCCGCGGCGCGGTAATGGTACAGGCACAGAGATTACAACGCTGCCGGGCGCAAGTAACATTGGTGAACTATCGGACATCAGTTATTTTCAGAATAAGCTCTATCAATCGCTCAAGGTGCCAATTGGTCGTCTTCAACCTCAGCAAGGGTTTACGATTGGGCGATCAACCGAAATCACTCGCGAAGAACTCAAATTCCAAAAGTTTATTGATCGTCTTCGTAAAAAATTCACGGGCATCTTCAAAGCCGCTTTACGTGTTCAGTTAATCACGAAAGGTATCATCAATCCAGAAGAATGGGATGATTTCATCTCTCAGGTTCGATTTGACTTCAATCGCGATAATCATTTCGCTGAGTTGAAAGATGCTGAACTAATGATGAATCGAATGGGGATGCTTCAGCAAATTGATCCATATGTTGGTAAATACTTTTCTACGACTTGGATTCGTAAAAATGTTCTGATGCAGACCGAAGAAGAAATGGAACAGATGGAAGAAGAGATGGAAAGCTGATCGAGAAATGGAACTTCAGCAGATGCAGGCCACTCAGGCGCAACCGGATAATCAACAGGAGAATCAGCAATGAGTACACGCGATCTAATCGACGCAATTGAATCAAGCAATTCCAGTGAAGTTTATGCAAACTTTTATGAAGCAATTATGTCTCGAGTAGCAGAACGACTCGACACAATGCGAATTGAAACTGCCGCGAATATGTTTAAAGGGTCGGTGCAAGAATCCAAGCTCGGTTCACAGTTCGCAGATTTTGCTAAAGAATTTGGTGGTAAGGCTGTCACTACAGCAGAAAAGAAGAAAGCACGCGATGAGATGATTAGGAAGCGCGAAGAAGATAAACCGATGGGTTCCCCGTACGCCGGATATTCTGGTAAAGAGCGTAAGCTCGGGGATTATGATCCACTCTCTGGTCGTTCATATAGCGAATCAGTTGAATTTGACGAAGAGCTCAATGAAGTCCTATCAAAGGATGCCAAAGCATCTGAATGGATTCAAGACTTCGTAGATTCTGATAATCCAAAATTCAAGGGTAAGTCAAAGAAAGAGCGTACTCGTATGGCTCTGGGTGCATATTATGCCAAGCAGAGGAATGAATCTGTTGAACTTGATGAAGCTCGTAAACTAATTGGTTCATACTCAGAAGGCGATCATACGGCTAAAGTGTACCATCTGTCAGGTGAACATGATGAGGGTGATCCTTATCATGTTAAGCTATTCAAGAATGGTAAACATCATGAACCAGCTGATTACTTTACAGATGATAAAGATGATGCGCATGCTACAGCTAAACATATGATCAAGTCTAGAGGTTGAATTTAATTCCGAGCGCATTATAATTAGATAGTGTGCTCGATCGCTCAGGAGGCCTCAGGAGACATTTTCTTGTGCAATAAATAGGTAACCATAGACAAAGTCTCTTGAGGCCATCTCGACCTCTCTGATACAAAGAACGAATAATAGGATAGACATATGAGTGTCACACGAGCACATAAGCTGCGCCAAATTTTTCCAATCGAGTCATTTTCATGGGTCGACGATGTTTTAACTATTGTCACAGATGCACCACATCTACTATATGATGGCATCGTTGTAACTGCTCATAATATTGATTCCGCGTATGATTCGGTTCAAGGCGCTGTAACAGTCGTAGATCCAACAACTTTCTCGATCACGGGTCAATTCACCAAAGGAAGTTTCTATCAGTATCAAGTAGATGCTTTCTTACCCGGACAAACTGGCGGCATTGGCGTTTACCCAATTTCTCGCTCTCTGTCATATCCAACAGTGGTTCAATCGTATGTGAACGGCGTTGGTGGCGCAAGCTATAAGATTCAGGTTTCGCTTGACGGTGAACATTGGATTGATTCTGAGAATGGTGCACTAGCCCATACCACTGTCGATGAACACACCGCATTCGTAACTATTACACCGGGTTGGGTTTACATGAGACCTAACATTACTAGCATTGGTGTGGCGACCAGTCTAACCGTTATTGTTTCGGGTTAAAGTGATCATATGTCACAAGTTGCAATCGCAGCAGATCAGTTTTTTAACACATTAACTTGGGCGAAAGCTGATGTCACTGGTTCATTTATAACTGGATTTGGCTATTCGGATGAAACACTCTCAGCTAGAGCGTGGCGATTACGGGATTCATCTCGTAATTGGAGATATTTTAGAGCGATAGTAGATATGATCTTTCTAGTTCTGTTTAGAGATAAAGATCACTGTCAATCGTCGTATGAATCTGAGATGCACCGAAAGCATCTACCAAAAACGTACAGCGAATAAATAAAGTAACAAATTATTTTTTGGATTAATCGAATGAAACTATTAATCGATGGCAACGAGCCAACACAATCGGTTGAAACCATCACTGAACAGGTTGGTCAGGATAAGAAGTATTACATTGAAGGTATCTTTGCTCAAGCTGAGAAGAAGAATCGCAATGGCCGCATGTATCCAAAGAGAGTTCTTGAAAGCGCAGTCAATGAATATCAAAAGTTGATTAGTGCCAAACGAGCCATCTCTGAATTGAATCATCCGCAATCCCCAACTCCAAATCCAGAGCGTGCATCACACCTAATTGAATCTCTTAAGTGGGAAAGCAATGATGTGATTGGTAAAGCGCGAGTTCTGACCGCGCTTCCGATGGGTAAGATCGTTAAAGGTCTAATTGACGAAGGTGTTCAGTTGGGTGTTTCGACTCGGGGCCTTGGATCGATTGTCATGCGGGAAGGTGTGAACATTGTTCAACCAGATTTCACAATGACAGCAATTGATGTGGTTGGTGACCCCAGTGCACCCGACGCCTTTGTTCGCGGTCTGATGGAATCTGCAGAATGGGTCTGGAATGCATCAACTAGATCATGGATAATCGCCGAACAGATTCATGATAAATACAAAAAGATTAGTACAAAGAAAATCTCTGAGCATGCCATTAAGGATTTTCAGATCTTCCTTGAGTCTCTCAAGTAAAAGATTTAGCAAATTGCATCATTTGATGCCCCAAAATAGATGGATTAAGTGAGAGAAATTTTAAGTTTGATAAATAAATTATACATTAGGAGATTTTAATGTCAATTGAACAGAAGATCCGCCAGATTATGGCGGAGTCGAACGGTGGTCCAATCGATCAAGATGTGAATCCAGCTGCNTCAGTCACTGGACTNNACGCTCACGATAGGGCGAGTACCTCTCGACTCAAGATCGAAAGTTGAAACCGAAATAACGACTCGTAACTAACGTTTACGATACGTCAGGAACGTTACCTGAAAGTCGAAAANGAGTAGAAAACGAAGCAACACCGAAAACGACACGTGACCCCCTGAACGAGTTCAAAATCTTGAACCTCTTGCGTTCAAGGAGGATATCGATGCGTTGGTGAACGGCGAAGAACTCACCGAAGAGTTCAAACAGAAGGACTGCTACTATTTTCGTAAGCGGCTGTTCTAACTCGTGTTAAGCAAGAAGTTGCTAGACTCGACGAAGCTTATCAAGTTCAGCTTGATGAACGCGTTGAGGAAATCAAAGAGGGTCTTGTTGAAAAGGTTGATGGGTACCTCGACTATATCGTCGAGCAGTGGATGAAAGATAATGAGATCGCCCTTGAACGTGGTATGAAGTCAGAAATTCTTGAAGGCTTTGTGTCTGGTCTAAAAGGTCTGTTTGAGCAGCACTATATTGAAATTCCAGAAGAGAAGTATGATGTTCTGGGTTCAATGCAAGAACAAATCTCTGGCCTAACTACTAAGCTAGATGAACAGGTTGAAGCCAATGTCGAACTACGCAATAAGCTCGCATACGTGCAAGCCGAAAGCACCGTTCGTGAACTGGCCGAAGGTCTGGTCGAAACCGATAAGGATAAGTTCTTTGCACTAGTGGAAGAACTTGAATTTGATAGTCTCAGCTCATTCACCAAGAAAGTTCAGACAATTCGTGAAAACTATTTCACAAAAAAGACCGCGGCTCCAACCGCCAAGTCTTATGTGGTAACGGATGAACCAGTTACACTAACGGAAGAAACAATCGCCCGTAAGTCAACTGCAACTCCTCAGATGAATAAATATCTAAGTGTTTTAGATAACCTTAAGTAACGTTTCAACACTCTCAAAAAGGAAATACAAATGGATCGTAAAGTTCTAATGGAAAAGTGGGCCCCAGTTCTAAACCACGACTCACTACCAAACATCAAGGATAACTACCGTAAGGAAGTTACCGCCGTTCTTCTGGAAAACCAAGAACGTGAAATGCAAAAGGCTCAAGAAGCTCTATTCGAAACCGCTCCTGCTAACTCAGGCGGCCTCGGTGTTGCTCTTGGTTCAGCTGGTCTTGCTACCGGTTCAGTTGCTGGTTATGACCCAGTTCTAATCAGTCTCGTTCGTCGTGCAATGCCCCAGCTTATCGCATACGATATCTGCGGTGTTCAGCCAATGACTCAGCCAACCGGCCTAATCTTCGCAATGAAGAGCCGCTATACTGCTCAGGACGGCACTGAGGCACTCTTCAACGAAGCCGATACCGCATTCTCTGGTACTGGTACTCACTCTGGTTCTAACTGGACTTCAGGCACCGACACCACTGGTACTGCAATGACTACTGCAGCCGGTGAAGCTCTCGGTACCGGCGGTGGTGCAGCCGATTTTGGTCAGATGGCAGTTTCAATCGAGAAGACCTCAGTTGTTGCTAAGACTCGCGCCCTAAAGGCTGAGTACTCAGTTGAACTCGCTCAGGATCTTAAGGCTGTACATGGTCTTGATGCTGAAGCTGAACTAAGCAACATTCTTTCAGCTGAGATTCTAACTGAAATCAACCGTGAAGTTATTCGTACCATCTATCGTACTGCTAAGCCTGGTGCTCAAGTTGGCACTGCTTCAGCCGGCACCTTCGACCTCGATGTGGATGCAAATGGTCGGTGGTCAGTTGAGAAGTTCAAGGGTATGATGTTCCAGATCGAACGCGAAGCGAACGCGATTGCTCAGCAAACTCGTCGTGGCCGTGGTAACTTCATCCTCTGCTCCTCAGACGTTGCTTCAGCTCTAGCCATGGCCGGTGTTCTCGACTATGCTCCAGCTCTCGCAACTGGTCTGAATGTGGATGAAGCTTCAACCACTTTCGCTGGTGTACTCAACGGTAAGTACAAGGTCTTCATTGATCCATATGCTGCTAACCAGAGCGCCACTCAGTTCTTCATGGTCGGCTATAAGGGTCAATCTGCATTCGATGCAGGCCTCTTCTACTGCCCATATGTTCCTCTCCAGATGGTTCGTGCTGTTGATCCTAACAGCTTCCAACCAAAGATCGGGTTCAAGACACGATACGGCATGGTTGCAAATCCTTTCGTGGATCTAGATGACGCTTCCGGTAGTCAAGGTGATCTAACTGCTGACAAAAATTACTACTACAGGAAAGTGCGGATCAGCAACCTGATGTAATTGATTTTAAAGGGATTTGTTAACAAATCCCTTTAGATGAAATAAGAAAGGCTCCAAATTGGAGCCTTTCTCTTTTATTGCTTAGATAGATCTTTTACTATTCACTTATCCATACACTCATGGAATGGTGTTTATCTCACTGCGCGCCAACATATCATTGCGCATGTCATGCTATGGAAGATTTTTGGAAATAGTCAAACGACAGCGTTGCATTACATTTTGAACGTGCAGAATGAGGCAACCGGATTCAATCGACGTGTTGTTCCTACGTCTATTACAATTCGGTATGCGGCTAAAATCAGACAGCGGTTCTATGAAACTCCACGATCGGAAACTCATCTCGCAAATCAGCTAGCGGGCATCCTGAAGAAAAATCTTGGAGCGTATTATTGGAATGATGGGACTGTATGTATGAAACTGCCAAAGGAACAGCATCCCGGTGAAGGTTGGATTCGGGGTATGCTTCCCCGTGATACAACTGAGCAAGCTAAAGGGACTGCGAATTATCAAAGAGGTACTATCTATTGGAACAACGGTGTTCATGAAATTAAGTTCAAATCATATCAACCTCCACCAGAATCTGAAACACCTTGGATTCGAGGCAGATTGAAACGTAAATAAACAAAAAGGGACTCTTCAGAGTCCCTTCTCTTTTTCTAAAATCTTAACAATCAATTGCACATTCTGACGTATAACCATAAGAATAGAAAATTCTATCAATGACATTCTCAGTCATCATTTTCTGATTACAGTATTTGAACCAACCGATGACATCATAGACAACGTGTCCCGGAATACTATCAATGTCAACTGTAGTCGCATCTAACTCACCGGAAGTATAGTATTCTTGCAATACGATTCTATTATCATCAAATTTACCCTCGAGTTCACATTTGATCATTTTGAACATCATGATTTCGTCAAGTGTCATTGTATCGAGCACATCAGTTCGATACTTAGATGGGATAGTTAACATTTCATAAACGAATCTAAACCAACCATTGATAGTAAAATCTAATGGATGAACACACTTAGCATCGATGAACCCATTTGGATACGAATCATTAGATTGATATCCAAAATCGCTAAAGTAAAATTCTCGAATAGCCCTTTCCTGTAACCAATATGGAATGTGAATCATACATCCATCATTGATGGCCAAATCTTGAGCGTCAATGTCTCGGTCAATAGTCTTCTGTTTGGTGTAGTGGAGATAGCCGTCAAATTCGACGTATAGAAATGCAGGAATTCCGTCAATGATAGTCGACACACGATAGTCAACTATCTTTTTGTTTGGGAGTCGAAATTGGGCTTGGACATTTTCTGGTCCATAGAGTTCAGCGAGCAAGTCATACAATTTGGATTCAGTCATGTACGAAGGATTGGTTGAGTTCATCACATTTTCTCATAGTCATAATAATGGTTCAATTGTATCACACACAATTTAGTTTGTAAACAATAGGAATCCTCACGTTTGATAAATAATCCTATGCCTCTTGCATCCTAATTTGAAGGAACACTTGACCAATGAAAACATATCTAGCTCTTCTCGAATCATTCGATTTATTGACTGAAGATCGAATTGATTTCCTAAAACAACAGTTCAAAGACAAGCTCTCAACCGATCATGATCAACTCGGCAAGCACAAAGACTCCGATAAGATCATTGACCATTTTGCAACCAAGGCTGATCCATCAACAAATAAAGCACACACCCAGTGGCTTGTTGGTCAATATTCGAAAGGTAATATTCGACAAGAGGACGCGCCTCAACTAAAGTCGACTCTAAACGACTTTGCGCTTGTTAAAGATCGACTTGAGAAGAAAGACATCGCGCAATATAAAGATGTCGGTGAACTGCGCGATGCAATTTCAACGCAGAAGGGTGTTGCTCAAAAGAAGATCAAAGAGAAGAAGTCTGCCAGCGAAGACAAAGCAGCTGAAATGGAAAAGCTTTATGATTCTGATGGTGTAACAGGTCATCGTATTCCAAATAAAGATGTCAGCATTAAGAACTATGGTCCGGGAGGCGCAGTTAAGTCGACAAACTGGTGTACTGCTGCAAACTCAGACAATAACATGTTCAATAGTTACAAAGGCGGAAAGTACACGATGCATTTTCCGAATGATGAAGTTCTTCAATTTCATCATCAGTCAGGTCAGATCATGGATTCAAATGATCGTCAGGTTGAGAGAGGTGATTCGCGTTTTGCGCCATACGAACATCATATTGCCAAGTTCATTGATCAAACCAAGGATGCTGAAAAGGGCGAGTCAAAGATTCTAGATCGATTCAAGCACTTTGAACCTCATGAGATTGAAGATGCTCTTGGAAAGCATGAGAAGGCTATTCAAGACAATGGTGGTGAAGCAATTAATAAGTACCATCGAGGCAGCCAACATGAGGCACTCAATAACATTGCATCGACATCAAAACTATCAAATGAACATTTCGATCGTCTGAATAAGCTCCCGCAAAAGGTTGACTACTTTGGTAATCTTGATCATAATCCTGATCATGAACTTAGCAAGAATCCGAATCTGACACACGACCGGGTTGATAAGTTGATTAATCATCCTAATGAAAAGGTTGCGACCATTCATGCGCAGAATCTCGCCAAGAATCCCGCAGTTGAAGGTAAGCATATTGATCGACTCATGCAGACTCATGCAAACAATGAAACTGTGCTCGGTGGCTTAGCGAAGAACCCAAATCTTCAGCCTCATCATATAGATCAGTTGATGAAGTCTAATGTTGCTATGCATAGACTGGCTGACAATCATCATATTGAGCTACCAATTCACCATCAAGAAGCGATTATGAATGATGGTGCCTATCAGGGTGATTTTGCTAGTCGCAAAGATCTTCATCCATCTATCGTAGATCGACTTAGTTAAAAGTGATCCAAGCGGACTTGCTGTTAAAAAACTCATTGAAAATCCTCATGCAAATCTGTCGCATGAACACATCATGCACTATTCTTCATGCAACTACTGGTAATTTAACTAGATCCATTATGGACGCGCCTCATATATCACCCGAGACTAAAAATCATGCTGTCGATTATACTATGGATCGTACTTCGCGACAAAGCCATTTGTGAGTAATGGGGGCGCATATTCAATGGTTAAATCCCGAGCCTTCACAAAAGACCATCTAAACAAATTACTTGATCATGCTGATGCGATTGACCAAGAGCACAACAATACAAGCAAAGTCAACTATGCGCGACACTATGCAAGTGAATATGCGCGGCCCTCAAGTGAACAACTGACGCGACAAATTGATGGTCTGAAGAAGATCGATGATAGTGTGACAAGTTCTACTGTTTCAAATCTATTAAATACACAGACATTGAAACCCGCGCATATCAAGTCAATTATGGAAATACCTCTCAAGACGTACCACGTTGATTCTATCCTTGATCATCCTTCAACAAACGCTGATATCTTGCACAGCGTCTATGATAAGGGCGATAACTGGGGCAAGACACAGGTTCTACACCACGATAATGTCCAACTTTCACACTTTAAGAAAGCAATGGATGGTGGTGATCATAAACTACATGGTGCAATTAGTTCGGCGCCAGCGGCACCTCCTTCAATTCTTCATTCTCTCGCCGATTCACCCTTATCATTCGTCCGTAAGAATGTAGCAGAACACAAGAATTCTAGCGATGAAACACTGCGCAAATTGGCCGATGACCCATCCGAGGACGTTTCATCTGTTGCTAAGAAGCGTCTTAAACTGAAGTGATCCCGAACACATAATAGGAATAATCAAAATGGCACTAGAATTTGAACTGAATGTAGAAAAGCAGACTGATGGTTCGCATCTACTTAAGAATAAACATACGAATGAGCCTGTTGCATATTTGAGGAAACCAAAGTATGCATACAAGAGTACATCAGTTGAAGCAGAATGGCATCCAGATTTCAAACTACTTCATCCAGAATCAAATGACAATCTAATTCATCGAAATTTCCCAAAGGCATTCGATTCAGCTGCAGCAGCTAAAGCGCAGATCGAAGGTTCAGCCGAAGTATTTGTGCGCGGTAAGCATGAATCAGATCCAGTTAAGTCTGAGTATGTTGGACATGTACCCGGAAAGGATTCGTATGGTGAGGATGTCAATGTACACAAATGGCATCTATTTGATGATGATAAACAAAAGATTGGTTCGTTTGTTTCAACTCATGGACCCGATACCATTCATCGAGACTCGCCTATCAATGTCACCTGGGATAAGGGGTATGTAGAATCGTCAAATATTCCCGATTCAGTCAGAGAAGCAGCGCTAAAGAAGCATGCCGGCACTGATCTAAAGTCAGCTCTTCAGCGTGTACGCTACGTTCTAGATAACAAGGGTAAAGAACCACGCTTCATTGGGACTCAAGCGGCCGATTCTACTGAGTCAAACATCTTCAAGACAAAACTCGAACCCGAAGCGGCTTCGAAGGCATATGAAGAACATCTGCGGTCAAAGNTTGGATCAGACTATACATTCACTCGTCACTCACCCGTTAGTTTCATGGCTCATAAACCAGCAACTAGTAAATATGATTCTAATCGCACACATCAAGTTATTGCAATGCCAGGTCAGATTCATCATATGAACTATACGACAGCGCATCATGAATATGAACATGGAAAGAAGAACACTCAGATCATCGAGTCAGTTAGTCATTTGACACTAGAAGAACTATTGTCTATTTATCGAATGATTCGATAAATAGACAAATCAAATTTGGATTAACCTCATGCCAATTTCATTCTCGCTAGTTGCGTAACAACGCTAGCTGAGCAATATAAACTGGAATATCATGATCAACTCAATCAGAAGATCTTCACTGATGATACTCTTAAAGAAGAGATTCGTCATAAACTCTTGGTGATTGCTCAAGAGTTTATTAAATATGTTCGTGTGCCTTTAAAGGTTGAAGACATCATCTTCTGTGGTGGCAATGCCAATTACAACTACACACCGCTATCAGACATCGATGTTCATGTGATTGTGAAGTTCCCTAAGAAAGATAAAGAGCTTCTGAAAAATCTTTTTATGGAAAAGAAGGCGACATGGGGTATGCGGCACAAGATCACTGTTGCTGGATATCCCGTTGAGTTATATGTTCAACCCAACGATGAACCATTCGTCAGTGGACAGGGAATCTATTCACTAAAACACAATACGTGGATTCAAGAGCCAAAGCGAATCAAGGTTAACTATCAAGATAGCAACCTAATAGCCAAAGTGGAAGATCTAAAGAAGCAGATTGATGATGCCGTTCAAGCCAATGATGAAGATGCTCTTGATGAACTTGCGAATAAAATCTATGATCTTCGCAATGAAGGCCTTCATCGAGGGGGAGAATTCTCACTTGGGACATTGATCTTCAAGGCATTGCGCAATGAAGGGTATCTAGATAAGATGAATAAGACTGGCAATTTAATTTACGATAAGAGACTGAGCTATTAATGACAGTTCTAACTTGCCCAATTCCGGCCGATATCAACCCATTGCAGTCTAATGGGTTTCGGTTTAGTGTGACCAAATTGCCAGNANTATCGTTCTTCTGTCAAGAAGCAAATATTCCACAGCTGATTCTACCAGAAGCGACGTTTGCTAGTCCACTATCGAACGCCCCGGTGCCAGGAGAAAAGCTTCAATTTGGCCCATTGACTATTGTTTTTCTTCTTGATGCACAGATGAAAAACTATCAAGCCATTCATACATGGATGCTTGAACTAGGCTTTCCAAAGTCGCATGAACAATATAGAAAGTTCGTGCGTGATAACACAAACCTATTGAGTACAACAGAGCTTGCGGCGGGATACTCTGATGCGGTTCTAACTATACTTTCAAATACAAACAATCCAATTAAAACGATTAGATTTGTTGACGCGTTTCCAACTTCACTGCAATCAGTGCAGCTTATGACTGATACGTCACAAGTCGCATATCTTGCGGTGTTGCAACATTTGTCTATAACTATA